GGCGTGAAATGCATTCCCGTCCCGCAGCGCTACTCGCACATGAGCGAGCCGTCGAAGAAGCTCGTCGAGATCCTGCTGCAGCGGAAAATGCGACACGCCGGCAATAAGCTGCTGCGCTGGAATGCAAAGTGCGTGCGCGTCCGGACCGACGGCGGCGACAATATCAAGCCGGTTAAACCGAACCGGCTCACGAGCGGCAAGCGGATTGACGGGATCGTGGCGCTGATCCTCGCGATTTCCCGCGGCATGTTTCACCGGCCGAGTGTGTACGAACACCGAGGGCTTCTCTCGACATGACCAGCCAGCAAATTCTGAGCCTCGCTCAATCGGCGGCCGCGAGCGTAGCGGCGTATCGCGATGCATCGGCCGAGACCGCATCGGGCGAGTCGCTCGAAAACCCGCGCACCTCCTGGGACCGCATTTTCGAAGTCGCGCCAGGCTACGCCGGCAAGGCCGTCTCGCAGGCCACGGCGCTGCAGATCATCGCCGTATGGCGCTGCGTGTCGCTGATCGCCGGCAAAGTGGCGAAGGCGCCCTTCATGCCCTACAAGCGGATCGAGGGCGGCAAGGAGCGTTTTCCGAAACACTACCTCTGGCCGATCCTCATGCAGATGGCGAACCCGTATCTGACCAGCTACAGGTTCAAGCGCATGATGCAGACCTGGGTTCTGCTGTGGGGCAACGCGTATGCCGAGATCGAGATCTCGGGCCGCGGCCAGGTGATCGGCCTCTGGCCCTGGCGGCCTGATCGCGTCCGGATCACTGGCGACTCGCTGCCCTCGATGGTCTACCACTACCGGCAGAACGACGGCAGCGAAGTGTCGAAGCCGGCGGCCTACATCTTCCACCTGCGCGGCCTCGAAACCGACGGCCTCAAGGGGCTCTCGCCGATCCTGGCCGGCCGGCAAAGCCTGGGCCTCGCGATGGCGGCCGAAGAATATGGCGCGCGGTTTTTCGGCGCCGGCGGCAAGCCGGGCGGCGTGCTGGAACATCCCGGCAAGCTCGGGCCGACGGCGAAGGACAATATCCGCGAGACCTTCAACGACCTGCACGGCGGCCTGCAGGGCGCTCACCGCCTGGCTATTCTCGAAGAGGGCATGAAATACACCTCGGTCGGAATCGAGCCCGAGGCGATGCAGTTTTTGGAAACGCGCCAGTTTGAAGTGATCGACATTGCGCGGCTGTTCGGCGTTCCGCCGCACAAGGTCGCTGAGCTCTCGCGGGCGACGTTTTCCAACATTGAGCACCAGTCCATCGAATTCCAGGAAGACTGCCTGGGCGACTGGAAATGCAACTGGGAAGCGGAGGCGACGCACTCGCTGCTGTCGGCGCGCGAAGCGGCCGACGTCGAGCTGCTCATGGTAATGGAGGCGCGCGGCGACATGCCCTCGCGCTATGCGGCCTATAACATCGGCCGGAATGGCGGCTGGCTCTCGCGGAACGACATCCGCGACAAGGAAGACATGAACCGGATCGAGGGCGGCGACGATTATCTGACCCCCTTGAACATGGTGCCGGGCCCGCAGGAAACGGCGCCGCCGGCCGACAGCGAGGTCGACGAGCTCGAAGACGATCCCGACGCCGCGGCCGAGACCGAGGAACCGCCGGCGCCGCCGGCAAAAAAGAAGAAGGCGAAAGCCAGAAAGGGGTAACATGCCCGCGATCGCGTACAAAAAAACCGACACCACCGACACCGCCTGGGACGCAGGCGCTCAGGAAAAAAAGCTCAAGGCCGACGACAAAGCGGCCTATCGGCTCATGTATGCCTGGGTAGATCCGGAGGGCGACGAAACCACCAAATCGGCCTACAAGTTTCCGCACCACATGGTCTCGGGCGAAGGCGAGCCTGGCGCGGCCAACATGAAGGCCTGCTCGGCGATCATTGGCGCGCTCAACGGCGGCCGCGGCGGCACGAAGATTCCGGAAGCCGATCGCCAGGGCGTGTACAATCACGCGAAAAAACACCTGGTCGATGGCGGCGAGAAGGACGTTCCCGAGCTCAAGTCGCTCGCTCAAATCGAGCGCGAGGAGCGCGAGCTCGACGCCCGAATGTCGCGCGCGGCACTCGAGTTCCGCGACAAGGTCGGCAAGGTGGAGCGGCGGATCGTGTCCTCGCTGGAGCTGCGAGCGCGGCGCGATGCGGGCGGCTCGGATGACGACATGGTGATCGCCGGGCACGCGTCGGTGTTCGATACGCCGGCCGATCTCGGCTGGTTCGTCGAGACGGTGAAGCCGGGCGCCTTCAAGCGGACCATCGTCGACGACGACGTGCGCGCGCTGTTCAATCATGATCCGAACTTTGTCCTCGGCCGCAAGTCACCCGATGGCGGCGCCGTCGGTGACACGCTGCGGCTCAGTGAGGATTCCCGCGGGCTCTACTTTGAAGTGGATCCGCCGGATACGCAGTGGGCGATCGATCTATCCAAATCGATCCGCCGGCGCGACATCACGCAGTGCTCGATCGGTTTCTACGCGCGCTCGGTCGACATCCGGATCGTGAACGGCGTCTACCACCGCGACCTCACCGACGTGCAGTTATTCGACGTGTCTCCTGTCACGTTCCCCGCGTTCGATTCCACCGACGTGAGCGTGCGAACCGCCCAGGAGATCGCAAAGGATTTTCCGGCACGGCCCGGAAATACGCAGCCCGGCCCCGAGGAGTGGGAGTTCCAGTCCGAAGCCAGGCGGCGGCTATTACAGCTTGCCGGTTAGTTCAAAGGAGAGAGGAAAAACGATGAATCCCGTTTTGCAGATTCGCCAGCTCAAAGATCAACGGGCCGTGGTCGCCGAACAGGCGAAGCAGCTCAACCAAAAAACCGTCGACGAAAAGCGCAGCCTGACCGCTGAAGAGCAGGTCACCTGGGACAAACATTTCGCCGACATCAACCGGCTGAACAACGAGCTGCGGCAGCTTGAAGCCGACAACGAGCTCGAAGGGTATATCCGCGGCCGCCGCGAGGAGATCCAGGCTCAGACGGGCCAGGACCCCGACGAGCAGCGCGTCGCGTTTAATTCCTTCATCCGCGGCGGCATCTTCAACGACGATGGCCACCTGGTCGGCGCGCCGGCCGAAGTGCGCCAGCACTACCGTTTCGGCACGCACAGCTCGAACGATTTCGGCGCGTCCCAGAAGCGCGCCAACAACCCGCAGTCCGACGTCACCGGCAACCTCGGCGGCTACATCGTCCCGCAGGGTTTCTATGCCCAAGTGCAGGAAGCCATGAAGTACTACAACGGCATGATGCTCGCCGGGCCCACGGTGATCGACACGGCGATGGGCAACGACCTGCCCGTCCCGACGGCGAACGACACCTCGATCGTCGGCGAGGTCCTGGCGGAAAACACGACCATTGCGACCCAGGAAATCACCTTTGGGCAGGTGACCTTGAAGGCCTACAAAATGAGCTCGAAGCTCATCCTGCTCCCGATCGAGCTCGCACAGGACTCCGGCGTCGACGTCGAGGCGCTGATCACCAAGTTCCTGGGCATCCGTCTCGGCCGGCTGCTGAACCAGCTTTTTTCGACTGGCACGGGCAGCTCGCAGCCGAAGGGCGTTACGCTCGACACCGTCCTCGGCAAGCAGGGCGCGAGCGGCCAGATTGCGTCGGTGATCTACGACGACCTGGTCGACCTGAAGTACTCGGTCGATCGCGCCTATCGTGTCAACGGAAAGTGGATGATGACCGACACCACCTTGAAAGGCGTCTTGAAACTCAAGGACCTGAACGATCGTCCGCTGATCCTCGACTACCTGACCACCTTGCAGGCCGACGAGCCCGAGAAGATTTTGGGCCAGAGCCTGATCATCAATAACGACCTGGCCTCGCTCGGCGGCGCCGGTTCGCCCAACGTCGGTAACCAGTGCATCCTATACGGCGATTTCTCGGCCTACTGGGTTCGCCGCGTCATGGCCATGCTGCTGCTGCGGCTGACCGAACGCTACGCCGACGCCGGCCAGATCGGCTTCATCGGCTTTATCCGGCAGGACGGCCGGATGGTGGACGCCGGCACTCACCCGATCAAGTACTACCAGTGCGCGAACTCCTAAAACACTCGCGTGGTATTCTGTTTTGACAAGAGCACCAGGCCACGAGAGAGGCTGAGGAGCTGCAGCGGCGCCGGTCCGATCAGAGCTGGCGCCGCTGTTCGTCGAAGGAGGGCGTCCACTGTGAAAGTTCGATTTCGGCACGGCATGGCCGGCGCCGATCATTCCTACATCCGCGGCGGCGAATACGACCTTCCGGAAATCCAGGCGCTGGCGCTCATCGCCGGCGGCGCCGCCGAGCTCGTCGACGACCATGACTCTGACGACGAGCCCACGTTTAGCGACCCGGCCGGCGAGGGAATCGACACCGCGGCCCGGCGCCAGCCCGAGACCACGGCGCGACGCCGTCGAGGGTAGACGTGGGAGCAATCCACGTCCAGCGCGGCGACTGGTCGATCGCGCAGCTCAACCCGCCGGTCGGCGAGCCGCTGACCCTGGCGCAAGCCAAACTTCACCTCCGGATCGATGATTCGCTCACCGAAGACGACGTTTATGTAACCGACCTCATCTCCGCCGCGCGCGGCGAGCTCGAAGACGAGTACGGCATCCGGTTTTTACAGCAGCAGGTCGAGGTCAGGCTGCAGAATTTCCCGCGCGCCGATCGGATCAAGCTGCCCATCTGGCCGGTTCAGACCATCGATTATTTTCGCTATCACGTCGCCGACGGGACGGTCGGCACAATGGACGTGGTCACCGACGATACCCAGGCGATCTCGGGCTCCGCGGTCCTCACGCGCGTATCGAAAAAGCCGGCCGAGGTCATGCTTCCCTTCGCTCACGTCTGGCCGGCCGTGATCCTGCAGGCGGCCGACGGCATCCGGATCGGCCTGACCGT